TCAAGCCCTGTGCCTTCAGGATCAACCAGCGTGCCTGCGATTGTTCTAGCCATTAGAAAGTACCTCCATCAATCTCTCCAGTTATCGTCAAATCACCTGTAATAGTTACTCCGTCTGCTGTAGCCTCCAGTTTCTTGCTTCCCTGATGGTACAGCTCGCCAGATAACAAGAACCACACTGCTGCGCCTACTGTGGAATCCATGCACTCCCACAACTCATCGGTCGATACATTGATCCACCTAGAACCCACCGAATAATTGCTATCGCTGTCATCCGTAACTGTTGGATCAGTGGTTGCCGCCATGTTCATCTTTGATGTATCAGCGTCAATCTGCTCTAATGCCCTTTTAATTAAGGAGGCAGTTTCAATATCACCTTTCTGTGGGTAAGGGTATCCGTTTCGTGTAGTAAAATCTCTGCTAATTGTGTAACTAACTCCGCTTGCTGGTGTGCCTGCATAAGCAGAAGTAAGAACAAGTGTATCTGCATCAGTGACACTAGCCACTTCATACCAAGCATTATCACCAATAACTGTAAATATATCACCGGGATTTACATTGCCACCTGTCCATGTTGTGCCAGATCCTTCAACTGTAGCAGAAGCTGATACTGATACTGTGCCTGTTTTGTACTGAGCCATTCTTATTGCCCTTCGTAATGGATGCTATAGGTGATTGTCACTGGTTTGTATGCAAACCCGACAACATTTAATGGTTGATTATAAGATGGGCCGAAAACTCCGACCCACACATGCTGGGTATTTGCTATATCAATATCTCCCAACTCAATTGCAAAATCTCCACTGAAGTCAACTGGTTTTGCTATATCAATTGGCATAACCGATGCACCATCAGAGACTGCTCCGGTTAGGCCTTCATAGAGGATGATATTTGCGGTCGTATCATTAAACCCGCGCTTGATCACATGAGTAGTTGAACCAGATATTGACACTGCATTTGTATCCTCAAGTCCACCTGTCCCCGCATTAAGCGCAATCGACACATCCCCTGCTGAATGACTGCCATTTACTGTCCATCCTGAAGGAGATGGTGTGGACGGATTAAAACGGTAGCCCAACTGGTCTGATAAGAGATCGCTTGAACCTAGTGAAGTTGGTGACTTTAAGAATTGCACTGTTTCATTGTTATGTGACTGGTGAGTATGTGAAACAAGATCATTCACAGTGTCGCCTACTGGATAGGCATAACAGCGGTCATTGTATCCTTCAATAAATCCCTGAACTATGTACAGTAGCCCTCCATTGCCAGCCGTTCCGCTCGGAGTGTCCACAGGGAATACAAGATAATCCCCGACAGAAAGGTCTCCAGTTATGTCAGTACCATCTGCATCAGCCGTATAGGACAACCCATGCTCTGTCCAGGTCACTCCACTTGACATATCCATCGTGTACGCTGGTGTCTGCACTGTGCAAGCAAAAACTTCTACATATAACTTTGTTGTGTCGGTACTCCCAACGTTTTGCAAACGGTGCATTTCGCTTGAGACTGACCCATTTATTGAATATTTACCAGATGCTCTCAGTGCCTCATAAGCTCCATATACGATATGTCCATCTCTATCCACCAATCGAATATCAGAGGTGTCTTGAGAAACATTTTGAATTACTCTTGGATAGGTGGTTACTGACAGCTCAGAAGAGACTGCCCCATCCCCAAAATCATCATATGGGATATATTGATAATAGTAGGTTGTCTCTTCCTTCAATTCTGTCACTAGAATTGTATCTTTTGAGTCTCCGACCAAATTAGTTGAATCAGGAGTGAATCCCGAGGTCTCGGAGGCATATAGCCTTACTCCCGCAAAATCTAAATCGCTTGGTCGAGTAAACTCAAACCTAAATCCCCCTACTAATGGAGTAACAGTGGGTGCGGCAAGCGTGGGGGGTGGATTCGTTACACTCATTTCATCATCCTCAAAGTATGGCTGGCGTTGCTGAGACTTGGTTCTGCTTACCTCTAGCCCGAACATGGAAAGCAAGCTCTCTATAAGGCGTGGTGGAATTCTTAGCTGCATCCTCAAAATTCTTCTCATAGGTGTAGGCATACCAAGTGTCAGTCACGTATTCTGTTCTCAAGAGGGTGGAGCCGTTGTACACGTCAACTTGATAGTCTTTCACGTAAGGGTCGATTGATCCGAATTCCGCCCCCTGCGGATCTTCATCATTCATGGTTTCAAAGTCTCCACCAATCCCTGACGCTCTCCACTTTATTTTACACTCTCGCCCCGTCCATTCCGTACTGTTCGCCTGTCCACCCCCTCCAAGATCAAGTTCCAAACCAGACACATTTGGAACAGGGGGTTGATCAAGCTGAACCCCAATGGTCGTTGTCGTACCGCGAACCCCCAATGTATTCACAGGAGTTACCGAAACCTCGTAAAGCCCATCCGATAGATCGCTGACTGCAACAAATTCATCATCGGTTCTAATCTCACGCCTATAGTAAGAAGCTGGATTTGCTCTCGCCGCCCACAAATTTTCCGTGTAGATTGTTAGACTGGAAGAGGTGGGCATGGATGTCATTTCTTGCCGTAGACTAACTGAATAGATGCGTAGAGTTGTTGTCCCATCTGCGTTGTCTGTTATCTCGTATATCTTCCAGATTTCCCCATTGTCACTGTTGAAATAGGTAGAGTTACTGCCTGTCCAGCCAGACATGATTATACTTTGGTTTACGCTCAAATCTGCTCTTTCTGAGGGGGAAAGCGTTGTAACTACATCATACAAAGGAGCATGGAATCCAGTGTTACGAACAACAGCGAATTGATAGGCTATATTGGCGGAAGTCACCGTATTAGGAGTGGTTGAAGTGACAGAATTCCGAGTCACCGACTCTCGCCCAGCAACCCCGTCAATAATCACGTCATAATAGTCTATGAAAGAGATTCCGGTGCTATCCCAATTTACTGTCATTTCACCAGAATTTACATATTGCTCAACAGAGAATCGTAGGTCACTGACCTTGCCAACTGTGTATGGATCAGGCAGATTAGTGTTCGGGGCTGCGTCGCTTGCCGCAATAGTACCAAAATCATAAGCGGTAGCATCGTACTCAAGAGCCAAAACCCTAACCTCATCGTTATTCTGAAGTGTGAGACGCATAATCCTGAATAGCTTGCCTTGATTGCTATTCAGTGTATCCCATCCTGGCGTTGTGTGCTTGATGTAGACCACATCGCCAACCTCACACCGCAACCCGTCTATGGTTGCCCCAAACTCGCATGTTATCGACTGGCGAGACTGGTTCAGATTGATGGTGGTTATCATCTTCGCCCGGTCGATATCCGAGGTGAACGGGAGATCGATGGTTTTCTCAAGCAGCAGCCCGTTGTCATCAGTGCGAAGCGCCGGACTATCAACAACAGCGAGATCCGGTTGCCAATCTCTGTCTGGGTTGAAGAAGTTGGCCCGTATACGATTGAATCTGGTGCTTTTATCTCCGAGCGAGATAGACCATTCGCCAGTGATATTGTCCTCATCAAAGGTGAACGCCGCAACCTCTGGCTTGTCGATCAATAGTTTGTACTTGCCCGCTGAGAAAATAAGCATGCCACGGCATGAGGTAAGCATACGCTTCAGTACATCCATAGACCCAACGGACGTATCAACTACGCCATTAAGCGTGTAGCGGTCTTTTGTCACACCGCCGATTGTGACTTGCCCCTCACAATAGTTAGCAGCAGCAATAAAAGAGTCATCATCGATAAGACCGCTATCGATACCGCGCCCGTAACGAGTATTTGTAAGATAATCCCTGATGCACAGAGCAGGGTTGTCACTCCATGCCTTAGTTGATGTGCGAGGGTCATATACCTTGACTCCTTTTACGTCAGCCGTGATCTGAGGTATGCCTCCCGGATATGTGTTTGAGTCATACTTCAACCGAAGATACAGATACGCCGTTCCGCTCAGTTTGTGGTCAGTTGTCCACCCGGTAACGGCGCTGACGAGATTGGCATCTGCGGCCTGATCGTCTGCCCCCGTGTGGGTGTATGTATTCAGCTTACCGGAAAACTTCGAGTCCGTGGACAGTACATCGGTCAGATAGATATTTTCTACGGACTCTATCTCACCCTCCGCAAGCGCGAGAACAACGTGCAGGTACTCATTACTTCCCCCGGTGAGCTCAAGGAGAACACGGGTTCCGCCAACCCTACGCAAGCCATACACAACGGGTATGGGTGCGTCATTAGCAGCCTTGTTGACGGTAATGCCTGCGGCTTCATAGGACATATCCGGCGTGTCTGATGCCATCGCCTTTGAGACCAGGCCGGATACAAGCATAGAGCCGAGCGCCTTCGCCGCAGTCCACTTGAACCCAACACCGGCGATGGAGGCCGCAGTTGCAGCAGACGCGCCAAAGGCCGCGCCATATAGCGCCTTCCCCGCCATAGGGCCGAGCCATGCGCCAATTGCGATTGGTGCTAATGCTTTTACCGCCTTACCCATTATCAACCCTCATGACAGCGTGAACGTCACGCAAAGCCCTGTTTGGTAGCAAGACAACCCCGCGATCCGAGGTGTTAAACGCAGTTCTGGCACCTAAACTCACCCCGCAACTCTCCCCGCTGTCGTCTTTGCAGATTACAAGATCTCCTGTGCTCATCATACCACGATCGATGCGATACCCACCAGCCAAAGCGATGTGACTCTCGATATCGCCGTATTTGGCGATGTACGCATCCAGCTCATTGACGGTCTTGCGCCGATCTGCGATAACCTCCGCTGTGTTACCACCGGATATAATATCGAGCGCACCGGCGGCAAAGGTAACGCAGTCATGAGCGCCGTAGTCAAATGGCTTGCCGATCTGCCCTTGCACGAAGGTGATTAGCCTGATCTCTACATCTGGTCTCACTTCTTGCCCCAGACAACATCCTTGACAATCTCGGATGCAAATTCAAAGCCCTTATCCCCCGGAAAGTGGATCTGTTGCTCTTCATGGTTGGTGTGCCGACCTGTCTTACGCTGGAAGTCCACCCACGCATTGGTGGCCGAGACAGAGATCATGCTGTTGCCATCGACCGGGTTATCGTTGATTACAGGCTGATCCATGCGCCCCTCAAACACCAGTACGGGGTCAGATACCAACGCCTGTGTGTCGTCGAGGAACGCGAGGTATATCTTGATGGTGCGGTCGATGTAATTCTCAGACAGCAGGGAAGATATCCACGTCTGATCCACCCCCGACAGGCTCAGGGTCATGCTGGATACGATAACCTCTGCAGCCTCTTCAATGTCAGAGAAGCCTATAAAGTGAGCTAATGGCAGGTATTCATTACTGTTATAAGTAATCGCCCTGTACCCGTCATTGGCGTAGACCACGCCGCTGTCAAGATGCACCTCAAACAAGTGGACGGGGCGGTTCGCGGCCTTTACGATCTCGGCCTGAAACGCGGCGGTTGACCCCCTATCCACTACAGCGCCTCAACCAGTGATACAGAGTAGTCGTGGAGATCCGCCGCCCCACGGCTGAAGCCCTGCACGTCACCGGAAAACGCCATAGTGAATGGAACATTGTTGTAGATTATCACCTCATCATTAGCCACGTCCTCGTGCAGTGGCGGCTCTATGGTCAGGCTTGTAGACCCATCAGCCGTGAGCATGTAGACCTTATCATGGCCTGCAAACCTGATGAAGTCACCGGCCTTCAACGTGCCAGTCAACCCATCTGCAGAGATGGTGGAATCACCAGCAGTAGCAGCTCCGTTGACAAGGAGAGTACCGGAGGCACTACCACTGGTGTTCCCATAGACCGGGGGAATAAATGTAAAGGTTCCAAACTGCCCCTTCTGCGACATGGAGAAGGCAAACACGGGCATAAAGTCTGCCCGACTCAGTGGTGGGTAGTCAAGCTCCAGTGCCCAACGCTGAGAGTTTCGGGTTCTAACCTGCCGCCTCAACGAGTGTGTGACGGACACCATAGTTGGCTGTATGCTGGTGATATTGATCGATGATGGTACGGGGGTTGTCGGGAATGATCCTGCCATTATGC